TTTCTTTTCAGCTACACCATTCAATGAAGTAGTATAACCGACGATTTCATCCGTTTCTGGATTATATTCGATTTTTATATTCAAGTCAATTAATTTCATTCTTATTTATTTAATGAAGGATATATGTTTTCCCAATATGTAGTAATTTGTCCAGTTTCATCTTTAGTAGATAATAAAATAGTCTTACCTGATAAATGAGGCATTCTTGCACCACAAAGTACTGAATGGTCATCACCAAAATTAGCCATTAAACTACCACTTTCTAAATCTCTATATACATAACAAATAGCGTCACTATTTGCACTTAATATACGTCCTAATTTACCAGTTAAATCCAAATCCTTTACATTTAATTCTGTACCAGATTCATTAAGTGCTTTATCTTTAACGTGTCCTACAAGTATTACATTAGGTACTACTTTTTCAAACCAAGAGATTACTAATTGAATAGCTTCTCTAACGTATAAATACATTTTTATTAACTTACATTTTCATGTAAGATTAGACTATATCTTTAATTTGTTTAGAATATAAAAATCCACTAGGAAGTAGTTTATCTAATTTATATCTAAGTGTATCTTTTTTAAAATTTTCACATTGTTCACAATAACCAACCGAAACAAATTCTTGAATAAGTTCATTATTCGAATTATATTTATAAATTTTATGAGATTTTTTAGAATTTCTCAATTTCATTTTTGTTTCTTCAGATTTTGGAACATTTTTATTATGATGTTCAATAACTTTATAATCTTTAGTTGAATCATATTCTGTTGCATATACAAAAACTCTATCTTTTGTATATCTTAGATTATGTTTACAAACTGCAGATATATTTGTTGTTTGTGCACCATAAAATTTTGCTGCATCAGTTATACTATCAAATTTTAAATCTATTTCTCCAGTAAATCTATCTATAGATATTACTTCTTTAGACCTGGCTTTTTTAAAATTTTCAATAGCTTCATCTGATTGTTTAAAATTTTTCACTTCTATACATTTGTCTGTCATATTGTATCCATTTTTAAAAGAATTAAATTCTGATATATAGAATTCTTCTCTTGTAAATAGATTTAGTTTATCATTAGTTTCAATTACCTCAATTATTTCAATTTCAAAAACATCTTCTCCATGTTTATTCCATGAATTTTGTAATTTTTTTGAATGATGCTTATTATTTTTTAAATAATAATAATGTCGAGATAATCTATCTTTAAATGATATACAACTTCCAATATAACATTTTTTTGTTATTGTATTTTTAATACAATAAATTCCTACTTTTTCTTCTAGTAAATTTTTAATTTCTTTAAACTTCATATTATAATATTTTAATTATAATACAAAGATACAAAATTATTTTGGTATTTCCTAGAGAATATCTATCTTTTTAAAAATAAATATTCTAAAGTACTCCCTGCCGGGATAGTCGTTGAACTCTTTTCTTATACCATTCGTATAAGAACCTCAGCTGCGGATTGCCCAATCTTTTTCTTTTTTACCATCCAATAACTATTATGTTATCTGCTACACTATACATTACTGCTAGCTGCGGTAGAAAAAGCTCTAAGGGGTTTCCCGTCAATTAACCAAAAATGAGCTATAAATATAACCCGCGCCATTCGCTAGCTTTAAGACACTTTCATTAGGGTCATAATTTTTACCCATTGGAGTATCACGATATAATTTATTTGCATAAGGTAATACTACATCTTCTAAAGCTGTAATAGTATCTAAAATTACAAAATCAAATTGTCCTGGGTTTTCTTTTAATGCTGCTGCAATTTCAAATAAGTCTTTTACTGAAGATGCTTTAGCTTTAAATGCTTCTATATAGTCAGTTCCATCTTCTAAATCTATGTGAAGAGCTCTAGGAAGATAAGAGAGTGACGTAGTCTTGCCGCATTTAGGCAATCCAAAAATAATTAAATTTTTAGGGTTCTCAGTCTTCACTGAGGATTTTTCGGTAGGAAGTTGAAATCCCATGTTTATAATGTAAAATTATAAGTTAATTTATCTTCTATTTTAACATCTTCTTGTTTATTAATCTTATTATGAATTAATTGAGTATAAGGTTCATAGTCATTGATTTCTTCTGGAAGAGGTAATTCTCGCCATATACCTGTTTTACCAAAAAAAGAACAACCTACTACAGTTTCTGATTCACCATAACGATTTTTTAAACACAATACACCTCTAAAAATATCTTTCATTTCACCTATTTTATACTTTCTATAGCTACTTTGTTTTTCTCTATGAGGATGATATAAAGCTAAAATTATCTCAGCATCTTCTGATGGAGAGCCTGTTTCTTTAATATCGTCTAATTGTGGTTCGCTAAACCCATTATTACGCCTATCCATTGACTTAGCAGTTCTATTCATTTGCATTAAAACAAGTGGACTAATTTTACATCTATTTCTAATAGTGGTAAGATAACTAGAAACTAAATCCATTTCTTCTTTTTTACTACGACCTGCAACAGCTCTTGTTTTACCTAAATGGTCAATAACAACTTGTACAATTTGGTCAGGATTATTAGGAGTATAATATTTGCTATTTTCTGATTCATAAAAATTACCATATTTTTTCATTTCAGTTAAAAGATGTGCATATAAAATATCTGCATTTAATCCTTTATCATATATTGTTAAAACATCTTCAACTTTATCTAACCATTCTAAAGCATCTAATACCATTTCATAATGTTCATCACTTAATGTATATTGTCGTTTCTTAGATATTATTTCTTTTACTGATAATTCTACACCATATTTATCAAATATATACATTACTGCTAATTTTCCAAGTAATAAAGGACCACTCATTTCTAAGCTATAATATATAATATTAAATGGCTTATCTTTATTTTCCATTAATGGTTTGTAAATGTAAGCATATAAAGTAAATGAAGTTTTACCAACTCCAGTATCTGCAAAAAGTAAAGTATATGTTTCTTGACAAACACCATCAGTTATACCTTCAATTTTAGGAAGTCCCATACTAAGACCCCAATTTTGACCAGCTCTACCTTTATCAACTTGTTCACGTAAACTTTTACTAAACTTCATAATAAAACAATATTATCAATTTCACCACTAATATTACCTGTTTCTTTCCATTCTTGTAACTCAATCCATTTTTGAGAAACTATAAATTCTACTATACCACAAGTAATTAAATTATTTTCTTTAGCCCAATTTAATAATAACAGTATTTGAGCATGTTTAGATTCATCAAATCGAATTACTTTACCATAATTATAAGCAAATTCATCTAAACTCTTATAGTGTTTAGCAATATTACGTAAACTATAAGTTTTTTGTTTAATTACTAAATTAGAAGGATAATTCATAAATAACTCCATTCCCATATCATATGAGTGTTGGAGGTAAGATTTCATAAACAATTTATTAAAATCTATATCAAGAGGGTTAAAAGTCTGTCCCTTCTCAGGGATTTTATACGACTTATTTATTATTCCTTTCTCTTGAAGTGACAACATTGTGTCACGTGGAGCACCTTTTAAAGGCATCTGACTGAAATATTTGCTTAAATATTCAGGATGGTCTTCTTGTGCTAAAAATACTAATTTTATAAATAACAATTCTTCTGGGAAGATTTGGTATTTAATCATTAGCTCAATTTCTCTATCAAAGCTTAGTTCAATATATTTCACAATATTAGTTTAACTAATCACCACATTTTAGATGCGTGTATTGTGACTAAAATGTAAATAAAAATCCAGTACTTTCCTGTACTTTCTCTTGTTTATTAAGGTTTTCTCCTTTTAAAACAGAAATAAGCTCTTCTTCATTTATTTCTATACTAGCTAATCCTTTTGAGGATTTAGAAAACCACTGCTGTTCCATTGTTCCTTTAATTACTAAAGAGAATACTTCAGCTTGTTTTTCCCCTTCTTTACGAATCACTCGCGTACCACTACAGTTTTCACTGCCAATTAATTAAGCATCCCTTTGCTGTCTTTGGTTGCACGTTGTTTACAACGCACCACCGGGGCTCGAACCCTATTTTAATATTTTAATTATTGTTTGTGGTCTGGACTATATCTTTATCTCCTTCTTTCGATTACTGAAAGTTTTTTACTCGTTCAATAATTATACCATTGCTGTATACAGTATGTCCCTGTATTAAAATAATCACGTAATAACATTCTTCAAGTATGATATTCCTGCATTTGAGTCTCTACGGCTGAATGTTTATTTTATATTTTTTATCGAGAAGCTTCATTATTTAAAACTGTGCGGAAGTCCGATATGTTGTTTTAAAATAAACCCTATGCCTCGGTATTAGCATATTATATTTACTGATAAGTTATAAGCATTTCACTTCCTCACTGTCCGTCCTTAGCAAATCTGTACTAGATTTCCCCCGCTTACTTTCAATATAACTTAGCTTTCACCGATATTCAGGAATTTAACGTCGGCCTAACGTAACCGATCTTTTGTATTCGTTCTGTTGGAGAACTAGTATTGTGTAGTATAATAGCAAGATTAAGTCCTTTAACATCCAACCCTTCGGTCAGCATTTTTGAACTGTGCACTATACCTATATCTACATTTGAAAACTCCTCTAAACTTATTCTATTTTTCTTTTTGGTATTTCCAGAATGAACTACAAACCCATTTTTAAACTTCTCAGCTTGAGCAATGGATGAATTAAATGTGATAGCTTTAGCTTCTGGTCTGTGAGATAAAATTAACTCTGCAATTTCTATCTTTTTAGGATGATTCATTACAAAATCTTTTCTACATTTTAGAGCACGTTGCCAACTAAATGCATGTGCAGCTACTTCTTTTCTAGTATTCATTAATAGCTGTGAATCATTAGTACCAACTAATTGTTCAGCATATCTATTACGAATATTAAAATCTGTAACTGCAGACATAGCCAGTTCAAAATTAAAGTTAAAGAAAGCAAAATGATTTAGAAATTGTTGATTAAGATCATAATATGTATCAATATCATCAACTTCTATCATTACTTTATATTCTTTATATTCTGAAAGCCAACCATTTAGTGTAGCTTCTTTGACTGTTATAGTGTCTACTATTGGACAATGTTTAGCAATAGCTTCATGCATTCCATCAAGTCTTTCAAAAGTTGCAGTTAATCCTAAAACCATAGGAGCATTACACATTTGAAATATTTGTTGAAAAGATGGAGCCCCAAATCGGTGCGCTTCATCAAGTACTAATAGTGTAGCATTAAATGGTTTTTTAATAGCAGTATTAATAATTAATACGTCTAAATTAAATATAAAACCTGCTTCTGCTAGTAATTTAATCCATTGTCTTTGTAAAACTTCAGTAGGAACTATTACAACTACTTTTTTATCAGGATTTTTATCAAAAAACCTAGTAATTGCCATTAATCCTGCTCTAGTCTTACCCGTCCCGGTTGCCCATTGAAGGGTACCCCGACATTTAGCTTCAATCCATTTGTCAATACCATCTTTTTGCCTTTCGGTTCTGTCAAGCATTTTTCATAGTTATTTTTATTAGACGAAAAGAGAACAAAGTTACGAAAAATTTTTCAATTTGCATCATAAATTACCAATTATCTTGGCTTTCGTTTCCAACTAGTTTTAGTGGCATATTATCTATAAACAATACACCTTCAATAATTCCTGTTTTAATACCTTGACCTGTCTTTGTGTTATATATAAAATTTAACTCAACTTCATAGTCAAGATGTTCTTCAGGAATAGAATTGATTAATTCTTTTAATTTTTTAAAATCCATATTTTTATTTTTAATGAATCCAGTAATCACCAATCTCTGCTACCGCTCCTAATTTTACAGTTTTGCAAAATTGATCACCAGCAGATTTCATACATTTTACTAATAAATCTGAAATTTCAGATGCAATTTCTTCAGGGCATTCTACACACCATTCATCATGCACCATATTAACTAATTTCACTTTTCCAAGTAAATTCTTTTCTATTAATTGGTTATAAAATATAATGCCAGATAATTTAGAAATATCAGCACTAGAACCTTGAATTGGATAATTCTGAGCTTTACGTTGAATTTCTGATTTACTTTTATTATATTCTCTCATTACATTTTTGGCTTCTGGATCGTACCAGAATTCTGGAGACTTTACTAAATTTTTATATTTTATAAAAGGCTCATCTAAACTTATGAATAGTTTCCTTCCTGTAATATTATTAAATAAAATATAGTCAAAATGTTCTGCTTTCGCTAAAACCAAATCAAAATAGTTTTTCAATCCGGGAAATGCTTTAAAGTAATTATTGTAAACAAATTCTCCATCTGTTTTAGATATATTACAATTCTTAGCTATAGTTGCCCCATTGCCCCCATAATTTCGATTTTATTATCATATAGGCTCTTTATCCTATATTTCTGGGAGTTACCTCCTTAGTGTCATTCACACAACATTCTGATTTAATCATCAGACAGTCTAGACTATATCATCACCATATCTTATCGACTTAGGTGTTGGGCACTCGTGTCAACTTCATCACTGTTCTAGTGGTATGTTGTTAGTCGTTGAACCTTCTAAATATCCCTATTTAGCTTGGCTGCTGATTGTCCATTAAGTTTCCAGCAATTCACCCAATTTTAATCCTCTATGTTTCCATAAAGGGCGACGAAATTATTTAATTTTCGTGTTAAACAAATTACTTTTTCTTTATACAAAAATTGATACAATTTTTTTGATTCTTCTTTCCTGTCAATACATAAATCAAAAGCATTACCTTTTGTCCTTATTGTACAATATATATTTTGATTATCTAAAATAGTTTTTATTTTATAAATAAAACATTCACTTCCAGAAGTGAATTTAGCTTCATACCTAATTCTATTTTCAGAACTATTAGTAATGCAACCATCACCGTCAAAATATCCTAAAAGAAAATTAGTAGTAAATTCTATATTAGGGTTTAATATTAACCCTTTATTTGGAACTATATTTAACACGTTAATAAAATATTCACATAATTCTTTTGAATGTATAGCACATTCCATAACGTTAGAATTTTTTCTATTGTATCTTTTAACAATGTCTCCAAAATAATTGGAGAAATTAATCATTACTTCTTCGTCTATACTAAATAAAGATATTTTATATACTCTTTTTGTTGGAGCATATTCAATATTACCGTCAGCACATATATAACCTAGCCAATATTGCAATTCTTTTTTAGATAAATCATAAAATTTTGATAAATCTTTTGTATTTGTTCTTTTAATGCCATTTAGATCTAAAAATTTATATATAGTATCCGAACTGGTACTATATTTTTTCTTTAGTTCTTTTAAAGGCATTTTGTTTTTGTAATCTGTTAATAATTCTTTAACAACATCTTCTGTAAATTTTTCTTTTGCTTTTTTATTTTCCATATATAATTAATTTAATTATACAAAGATACTAAAAAATTTTGAAATAATTTATAGCAAGACTGTTAAAAAATGTTAAAATAAATAAAATGGTTTTATCGCAAAGCCAGCGCTTTTAGCTAAGGTACGTTTATCAGAGTGTTCCTTTTTGATATAAGTTAGTTTATCTGGCTCTAATTCTTCAATAGTACAACGTCTTATGTCAGGATACATTAAAAATGCAACATAACTATGCATATCAGTAAAACCTTTTTCATAAAAGTTAATAAGATTTTGTTCAAGACTAAAATTAGCTAAAACAATTTGTTCTTGACTAGAATAATCTGCTGCTATAAATTTATTCCCAGGTTCTGCAATAAAACAACTCCTTGTAAATTCATCAGAAGGTAAATTTTGAAGATTTGGTTTATTTTCTTTAGCATTACCGGAAGATAATCTACCAGTACTCATTAATTGATTGAAATTAGTATGAATTCTTCCAGTAATTGGACTAATCATTTTCTTCCAATTCAATCCATAAGTAGAACTCATTTTAACAACTTCTTTGTATTCAAAATATAAATCTAATATAGGAAAATCTTTTCGATATTTACCAATAGCTTTTTCCTCAATAGTTTTCTTTTTGACTCCTTTATCAACTATTTCACAATTAATTCCTAATTTTTCAAATAATTTTATAACTTGTGCAGAAGAATTCCAGTTTAAGATACATTTCATCTCATTAGTAAACATATCTAACATACCGTCAAAGTATTCTAAATGTCCATTATCCAAAAGCCATTTATTTAATAAATCTCTTTTTTCAATTACTTTTAAAAGATCTTTCTCTGATTTTATTCTCCATTTATCCCAATTTAATTTGATACCACAAAATTCTATATA